AAAGCTAAACTGTTCTCCATCACCAATATCCATATCAGAGCTTTCTATAAAAACATTAGTCATAGGTGAACCATCATCATTAAAACCTTTTTCTTGTTGAAATAGATAGCTATTACCGACAGCCCTAGGATAATTTTCTATGCCAGCATCTAACCAAGCTGTTCTTACAAGTTGTCCATAAAACCAGATGTTTTCAGCGTAATTATAAATTACGTATCTGTCTATTTCGCTTGAGCTAGCAGAACAGTAGAACCATCCAACTTCATTTTTATCTGCTATTGTAAAAGCATTTATTTTAAATGATTGTGTAAGGTTAATATCATTAAAGACGTAGTTATGCACAGAGCAAGGTAAATGTTGTACAGATCCATTGTATACGTAAAAGTTGTTGTAGCTCATCCAATACACCCCTTGTGGTGCAGTTACAGCTGCTTTGGGACCTACTAAACCAACCCCTTCATTAATTAAATTTATGCCAAAGGTAAATGGTGGTCCAATAAACTGCATGCTATACAATGAAGTATCAGTCCATATCAATATTTCTTGCCTAGCCTTAACTCCACCAATAATTGCAGAACCACTAGATAATCTTAGTGAACCAGCAGTATTTGTTGTGAGTGGCTCAAAATCTAGTTCATTTTCTTGGTCACTAAATGCAATTAACATCGGATCTATACTACCTGTTCTCGAAGAGCCTGATATAGGATCTGCACCTAAAACTATTAGATGCCTGTCTTTTTCTGATGTTATTACTTGTAAGCCTACTGTTGGCACTAAATTAGCACCAGATATACCTGATAGCTCAACGGCTCGTGTTGTAACATTATTATTCTCTGTCCATTTAAATATACCACCAGCTCTGGGATTTATAATTAGATCTTCACCAAAGTTATCATGTGACCAAATTCTAAGTTGGTTTGTTGCGTCCAAAGCACTTGTGCTTCCAAACGTTCCTGCACCCCAACCATCTATACCCCATCCTGTGCCTGGAACAAAAACATCTAAACCAACATTAATTTGGTAAACACCTACAACTGAAGATCCACCGTTACCACTATCAGAAGAGTTTGCAGTAACAGTTGCACCTGATGTGTCTTTAGCTTCTATGGTGTAACTATTAGCATTGACTATGGTTGCTATTTGATATTCTTGATTTAAAACAGCAGCAGTAATATTGCCCCCTAATGAAGATGCACCACTAAATGTTACAAAATCATTCTTTACAGCCCCATGTGCAGTATCTGCAACGGTTATGGTAGCATCACCATTTGTGGCAGAAAATGTCACATCACCTGCGGATGTTGTTAATCTTATTGGTGTTATATCGTTAAATACTGTACCACTCTCTATATAGTATTTAAGATGTGTTCCTACACCGAGGTACTTTGTACCACCTAATGATATCCATCCATGTAATGCTCTAGCTGTGCCTAAATATGTGGAAGATGATAATTTTTCCCAGCCACCAAACTTTTCTGGTCGACCTTTTCTAAAACGCACTAAGTTACAATCAAACCAACCACCCTCATTGTCGTAAGCAGTACCCTCTCGGTTGATACCAGGTCTAAAAACTAATTTTTGTAAAGGCATTTACACCTCAGTCCAATCTTTGCCTTCAAACAACAAAGCTTCACTTTTTCTTCTTTTTACTAATCCTTCGTTTACCTCACCATTTACTTTATTCCATCTTTGTATTTGGTATGGTATATCCGCCCAATCAACATGTGTGCTGTTAAGAATTTTCAAAAGAGTAGATTTTTTAAGGTTTGTAGGTCCAAGATTGAATACCCACGATACCATCGAATCAAATTGATTTTGGTTTAACTCAACTTTTACTAAATCATGAATATAACCCTCATATTCTTTTAGTTCATGAGCTAATAATTCTTCAGCTTCTTCCATAGTAATAGTCATGTTATCTTCAACAGGTGTGCCATCTTTTAATTTTAAAGACCCATAACCTATTGTAGGTTTGTTAGCAGGACATCTGTAAGACACAGCATTACCATCTGCATCTTTAGGACAACCTTCATAATGTTTTATAAGCGTTACGCCCTCTTGTGATATTTGCATTTTACTCTCCTTTATCGGGTGTGTGAGATGCTCCGAAATAAAACGAAATAATTGCACTCGCTAATCCTCCTAAATAGCCAAGCACTAAATTAATCAAAGCTTCGCTGTTTTGCTCTGGTGGTTGTAAAGTAACTAAAAATATATAACCTAAAAATCCACCAATCGTAAATAAGCCTATAATTCTTGCAGTCCAATCTTTACTAAACATACCTCTTGCATGTTGTTTGTCTTGTGTCTCTAACTCAAATACTTTTACACCTAACTCTTCCATTTGTATTTCAAATTCTTGCTCTGCTTTTTTAAGTTCTAGCAT